GGATGGCGGCGATCGTAACGGTTCTGGTGGGATGGAGAAATCCATCTATGGCAACACAGATTTTTCTAAGTATTAAAAGGAGTGAATGACTATGGCTATTCTTGGTACACAGGCATTGACCATCGCGGATTGGCGCAGCCGCATGAATCCGGATGGGAATATTGATTTCATCATCGAGGCACTTGAGCAGTCGAATCCGATCATCAATCAGATCCGTTGGCTGCAGGGCAATCTGCCGACGGGGAACAAGACAACCCTGCGCACGAGCATCCCGCGTCCGTCCATCCGCCGTATCAATCGCGGCGTTGACGCACACAAGTCGACCACGAAGCAGGTACAAGACACCTGCATGATGCTTGAGGACCGTTCGGAGGTCGACGTAAAGCTCATCAGCATTCAGCCGGACAAGGAGGGTTTCCGTCGCAGTGAGGATGCGGCATTCGTTATGGGCTTCGGTGACATGGTTGCTGAGAGCATCTTTTATGGCGATACCGCGCAGGAGCCGGATACGTTCAATGGTCTCTCGGTACGCTACAACGTTATCGGCGGTGAGAAGCATTCGGCAGGACATCAGGTTATCGAGGGCGGAACGGCCGGGACGAACACCAATACTACGGGCTTTTTCGTCGGTTGGGGCACGAAGGCAACGGCGGGCATCTATCCCAAACACTCGAAGATGGGGCTGCAGAGTCAGGATCTCGGCGAGTGTGACGCGCAAGACGCACAGGGGAAGAAGTACCGTGCATTGGTGACGCTCTTTGACTGGGATGTGGGGATTGCAGTACAGGACATCGAAGCGAACGCGCTTGTCCGCAACATCGATGTATCGAAGCTGATGAGCTTGAAGTCGGCTGAAAAGCAGGCACTCGTGGAGAAGTTCATCATCGCGAAGAATCGTATCCGCAACCTGCAGAACAAGGACAAGAAGGTGCACCTCTATGTATCTCCTGCGATGTACGACTTCTTCGAAATTTACTTGCTCGATAAGAACAACGTACATGTGACCCGCCAGGATCTGCAGAATGCACCGACCCAGCTCTATTTGAGCGGCATTCCGATTGAGAAGTCGGACTCCATCCTCGAGACGGAGCCCGCATTTGCAAAGGGCTAAGGAGGGACTGTCATGATTTTTGATCAGCAGCGGGTATTTCTGGATAAGAAAAATCTCACGAATGGAGAAATCACATCGGACATTTTGGACATGGGCGTCGGCGAGGCGTCCATGCCGCTCACACTTGTCGTCCTTGTGTCGAAGGACGCGGGCACAGGCACGCTCAAAATAGTACTTGAGACGTCTGTGATGGACAATTTCGCAGCACCGAAGACGCTCGGCACCTACGAGAAGGCACCGCTCTCGGTGCATCTGCCGCGCGGCAACCTCGGTTACCTGCGTCTTAAGGTGACGAGCACCTACACCAAGGGAACCGTCACTGCAGGCCTTGTCCTCGACGACAACATCGACCGCTGATATCTCGCGGATAGAAACAGGCAGAGCAGAAGGGATTTCCTTCTGCCTTTGCCATAGTGCCATAACAGCTATGACACTGTGGCAAGGGAGGAATCTATATGAACAGTACAGAGATTTGCAACATGGCACTCTCCTACATCGGGCATGGGAGAATCAACAGCATTGATGATATGAGTGAGGAGGCACGTAAGTGTAAGGTACACTACGATCATGACCGCCGCCGTATGCTGACGGCGTATCCGTGGGGGTTTGCCAAGCGTGTGGAAAAGCTCGCGGCGTTTCCGGAGACGGTGCCCGGTTGGGATGTGGTCTATGCGTATCCTGCGGAATGCCTGAGCGTGCTCTACGTCTACAACAAAGAGAGTGCGCGGAAGAAGGAGATGGAGCCGGAGGATTATGAGATTGTGACACTCGGCGGGAATAAGGGGGTTGCGACGGATGTGCAGGAGGCATGGGCGGAATATACGGAGGACGTGAAAGACCCTGTGAACTTCAGTGAGGAGTTTGTGGAAGGCCTTACGCATCTTCTTGCCTCCTCCATTGCGACGGGAATCACGGGGAATGCGACCATCGCCGCACAGCATATGCAGCTTGCACAGCAGTCGATCATGACAGCGCGGTATTACAGTGCGCTCGAAAAGGCACGCCGTATGCAGTACCCGCACAAATACGCGGACGAGCGATTTACCTGAGGAGGATATAGAGATGGTTCAGCCGACGGTGTTCTATTCGATTCAGCCCGCATTCACGGGTGGTGAGATATCGGGGGAAGTCGCATCCCGCGTTGATCTTGAGAAGTATCAGTTGGCACTCCTCACGGCGGAGAATGCAATCATCCGCCCGTATGGTCCTGTCTACAAGCGACCTGGCAGTATCTATGCAGGGCGCATGAAGTGCGATGACCGCGCGGCGATTCTCGTGCGCTTTGAGTATTCGGTAGAGATTTCATATCTTCTCGAATTTGGAGACCGCTATATCCGCATATGGCGGGATGGTGTGCGTCTGCCGTTTGAACTGGAAACACCATTTGTACCTGACGATCTTCAGAATCTGCGCTTTGTGCAGTCCGTTGATGTTATGTATATCTGTTCGGGCAATCATCCGGTCAAGAAGCTTTCGCGCTATAGCGAGCAGGATTGGCGGGTCACAGATATTGCATGGACGCGTCAAGCGTACGGGGATGTCAATACAGATGAAGAGGCAAAGATCACGCCGTCGGGGCGCACTGGTGATATACAGTTGACGGCGGCGAAGGCTGTCTTTACGGCAGATTGCATCGGCGAAACGATGAAAATTGAGCAATATGTGAACGGGGAAACCGTCACATATAACGGAAGCGGGACGGCGAACAGCGGAACTATTCAAATTGGGAAACAGTGGAAAATCATTACGCATGGCACGTGGTCGGGCAAGATCAGTGTGCAGCAGTCGCTTGATAACGGTTCGACATGGGTTGATCTTCGGACATACACGTCGAGCAATGACTACAACCCGACGGAATCGGGCGACGTGGATGAATACTGCCTGATGAGGATCCATGTGGAGATCAGTGGGAGTGTCCGCGCGGATCTCTCGGCATATCCCTATCGACACGAGGGCTATGTGACGATTACGGGGGTGACGGATGCGCAGCACGCCTCTGCACGTGTGGGTAAAATGCTCGGCGGGCTTGAGGCAACGGCGGATTGGTACTGGGGGGCGTGGTCGCGCACGAACGGCTATCCGCGCTGTGCGGCGTTCTTTCAAGACCGTCTGTGCTTCGGCGGGAACAAGAAGTATCCGCAGCGGCTCTGGATGTCGAGGAGCGGGGACTATGAGAATTTCGGTGTTGAAAAGGAATCCGGAACGGTGACGGATGACAGTGCCGTCACTGCTGATCTGCTCTCGCGGCAGGCGTATTCTATTTCGCATATGGATGTGGGCAACGATCTGGTGATTTTCACCGATGGAAACACATGGACGATTGCGGGGTCCGAGACGGTCAAGCCGACGAACATCACGCCGAAGAATCAGGAGAACTACGGATGCAGTAATGTCCCTCCGCTGCGTGTCGGCAATCGCATTATTTATGTGCAGCGGCGCGGCGCGATCGTCCGCGATACTGGTTACTCCTACGAGGCAGACGGCTATGTAGGAGCTGATCTGACACTTCTTGCAAAACATCTGGTGCGCGGACGTGCGATTGTGAGCGCCGCATACGCGCAGGAGCCTGACAGCTTGGTCTATTTTGTAACGGACGATGGGCAGCTGCTCTGTTTGACGTATGTCATGGACCAGAAAGTATATGCGTGGAGCCATTTTGTGACGGATGGGAAATACAAGGCGGTCTGTGCCGTGAGCAGCGGAAATACGGATCGTATCTATGTGATTGTGGAACGTAGCATCAATGGCAAGACGGTGCGCTATCTTGAGTATTTCGCACCCCACGGGGAATCAGAGGCTGAGCAGGATTATGTGATGGCGGATGCGGCGATTGCCGTGACGTACCCGTCGCCGCAGACAGAGATCCCCGGCAAGGATGTCCTTGCGGGCAAGAAGGTCGCGGTGATGGCAGACGGGTATCACGATGACGGAGTTACGATGAATGCCTCGGCACGTCTTCCGGAGGCTGCAAGACGCGTCACGGTCGGCCTACCGTATACGATGACCCTCGTGCAGCCGAACTGGGATGTAGGCAATACGGAAACAGGAACGGTACAAGGGCGCAGGAAGATGGTGCGCAAGGCGATTCTGCGTCTCACGAAGTCTTACGGCGGGCGCATCGGGCAAAATGCGGCGATGCAGGATGACATTATTTATGATCCTGAGCGTATGGAGCTGGATGAGAATGTGCTCTATACGGGCGATAAGGAGGTAACGCTTCCGGCGGGCGGGTGGGGTAAAGACGGGC